GTCTTCAAAAAAATTATTATTTAACTTTTCTAATAGTGATAAACTATGGTTGAAAAAAGTTGACGCATTAAAAACTTTTAATGATGTAGTAAAACTTGCTAAACTATTATTAAACTGGCAGAAAAAAGAAGTTAAGAAACTTAAAAAATTACCTGAATTTGACAATCACGTATTAGTTGAAAACTATAATCTTAATAATAATGAAAACGATTCATTAGATAGTAAAGATATTGACGGTGACGGCAATTCAGATGACAACAAAGACAGCGAGTCTAAAGATAAACAAGAAGTTGAAGGCAAAGAAGGTAAAACAGAATCAGAGTCAGATAAAGAAAAACCTGCTGTAGGTGATAAATCTGCTAAAGACGGTGCTGTAGGTGCTGGTGGTGATATGCCACTTACTTCAATAACTAATAATTTCTTTGAAGGTCAAAAAGAAAAACTATTAGATACAGAAACAAGTTATAATTATAGATCAATACCTGATCCAATTTTATCAAAAGCACTTCATAGTAATGCTGACTTTTTAAAAGATATAAAACAATCTTTTATTAATGATAAGACTACTGCTAAAAATTATTTACCATATCTTAAAAAAGAATACAAAAAGTTTATTAATGAATCTAAAAAAACTATTATGTATTTGGTTAAAGAATTTGAAATGAAGAAGGCTGCTACTGCTTACAAAAGATCAACACTTGATAAAACAGGTACAATTGATCCTCTTAAATTACATAGTTATAAATTTAATGAAGATATATTTAAAAGATTAACTATATTACCAGACGCTAAAAATCACGGTATGATGATGTTGTTAGATTGGTCAGGTAGTATGAGTGATTGTATATTTAAAACCGTACAACAAACAATTCAATTAGTTTACTTTTGTTCTAAAGTTAATATACCTTTTGAGTTATATTTCTTTTCTAGTGAAATGGGTAAAGATGAAACTAGTTATAAACTATCAAAGGCATTTAAATATAAACACGGTGATATGGCTATTGACGCTGTTAAACTTGTTAATGTTGCTAGTCATAAGTTAAAAAAGAATAAATTAGAAGAGTCTTTAATGTATCTATATCATTTAGGTATGTATTATGAACACAATTATAATTGGAGACATAACTGGAATGGTGAATATAGACCTGACTCTGTATCACTTCCTAGAGAATATTATTTAGGTTCTACACCTTTAAACGAGGCATTAGTTATCTTATTAAAACTAGTACCATTATTTAAAAACAAATATAAGATTGAAAAAATGAATCTTATTACATTAACTGATGGTGGTGGTAATCACGGTAATACAGATACAATGCAATATGATAAAACAAATAAAATGTTATTACCACATATGAATAATGGTAGTACAGATGTTCTAATTTATAAAAAGAAAAATCATAGTACAAAAGATAAAAGAGATTATGGTTATAGAAGTGGATCAATGACAGGTACTTTATTAAATCTATTAAGAACTTATCACGGTATTACTACTATTGGTTTCTATCTAATAAAAAGAATCAGACGTTGGGATAGTGATATTTACTTTAGACCTTATGATATAAAAGACTATTCTAAAAGAGAAGAAATCTATCAAAAGAATAGATCAGCATTTAGTAAGGATAAAGTAGTTGCTGTTCCTCAAAAAGGTTATGATGATTACTTTATAGTTAATGCCAAAGATATGAAAGTACAAAATACTGATTTAGATAGTATTAATACTGATATGAAGACAGGTAAGATTAAACAATTATTCAGTAAGAGTATGAAAGGAAGAATCACTTCCAGAGTGCTTTTAAACAAATTTATTGAGAAGGTTGCATAATATGGATCAAAACATCAATAAAAACAAGGGTTATTATAGCTTGACTTTCCAGTCAATTTATGATAGGATAATAGTATATTTAATAAAAGAAAGGACTAACAAATGTTATTAAATGATAAACAAAGACACTTTGTAGAATTATGCTACAAAGAATATGGTGATATAAAAGAAATCACTAGATCGCAATTAGTCAAGGTTGAGAAGAAACATAAAGTTGCTTTTCCTCAATGGTTAGTTGCTAATAAAGACCTGAAAGTTAAAAAAGGTCTTTTCAAAATGCCATCTGGTTCAGATACAGATGTTTCAAAAACTACTACTATGGAAAAAGTAGTTAAACCTGAAACTAAAAAAGAGGCCGCTTATGTAGTGTCTTCTTTAACTGGTGATATAACACCTACTAAAGATAAAAATTTCGTATCTTTCGGTAATTATCCAGATGTTAAATCAATTATAAAATCTAATAGATTCTATCCTGTGTTTATAACAGGTCTATCAGGTAACGGTAAAACAATGTCTGTAACCCAGGCGTGTGCTGACTTGAAAAAAGAATTGATTAGAGTTAACATAACTATTGAAACAGATGAAGACGATTTACTAGGTGGTTTCAGACTTAAAGACGGTCAAACCGTTTGGGCAAATGGGCCGATTATTGAGGCAATGGAGAGAGGCGCTGTTCTTTTACTTGACGAGATTGACCTTGCAAGTAATAAGATTATGTGTTTACAACCAGTCCTTGAAGGTTCAGGTATCTTTGTTAAGAAGATTAACAAATGGGTAAAACCTAAACAAGGTTTCAATGTTATTGCGACTGCCAATACTAAAGGGCAAGGTTCCGAAGACGGTAAGTTTATCGGTACTAATGTTCTTAACGAGGCATTCCTTGAAAGATTTCCAGTAACATTTGAACAGAAATATCCTTCTGTTAAAATTGAGAATAAGATTTTAAATAATACATTAAAGTCTTATGGTAAATCAGATGTCAAGTTTATTGAAAAGTTAACTACTTGGGCAGATGTAATTAGAAAAACCTACTTTGACGGTGGTGTTGATGAGATTATATCTACAAGAAGACTTGTACATATTACACAGGCATATGCCATCTTCAATAATAAGATGAAGGCAATTGAAATGTGTACAAATAGATTTGATGATGATACAAAGAATTCCTTTGTAGAACTCTATACTAAAGTTGACGCTGGTGCTTCTGCTGATTCTATCATAGATCAACAGAAAAAGGCAGAACTTGAGTCTCAAATGGAAGACAATGATAGTGAGTCAGATGACGAGGAGGATGCAAATGCAATCTAATTTAGATTCTAAATCTATCAATAGTGTTAGTCCAAGGGTGGCGGGTTCTCCGCCACCTGAACATTCAGGACTACCAAAACAAATAGTAGATAGTAATGTACCTTATGATCCTAATAATTGTGAGGCATTTTTATATAAATTTACAAACTTAAATAACAATAAAGTTTACATAGGTATTCATAAAGGTAAACCATTTGATGGTTATATGTTCTCTTCCAAAAACGAGGATTTTCATTCAGACTTTATGAACCCTAGTGCTAAATTTAAATACGAAGTATTATATTATGGTACGTATGATTATATGGGTGCCGTTGAACAGAATTTATTAATAGAGGTAAATGCTAAAGATAATGACCTTTATTATAATAATTCTAATGGTGGTTCTAATATAGTATTACCTAATATAAACAAATTAAAATATATTGTTGAGTCTATCCAAAATGAAAAATCATACGAAGGTGCTCAAGTAGTTTATACTCCAGTTAAACAATTACCTAAAAATAGATTACAGATAAGAGAGTTTACAAAAGATCCTGCTCACGTAACTAAACTAAAAAATATAATAAATGATAAGTCAAGTTTAGAACATCTATTAGTTGTTATATTAAAGAATAGATTATATCGTGGTCAATTAGGTGATCTAGTAAATGATGGTAACCATTCTATTGAGGCAACTGAAGAATCTAAATTTGGTAATTCAGGTATGATACCTACAATTATAATACCTGAACATTTACATAAAGATTTAACAGATGACGAAGTAGATATATTAGCATTAATGTTTAATCCTAGAGAAGAAAATCCTAGACTACAATCAAGTCCTGAAGATATTGCTAGACAAGTTTGTAATCTAAAATTAAAAGGTGTAGATACAGGTTCAAAAGAAGTACAAGACCTTTATCATTATTTTCATCTAACTAAATCAGAAAAAACTAAAGTTAGTAAGATTGCTAATGAAATGTACCAAGAAATTAAACCTAGTCATACCACTTGGATTGATTATGGTGCTGGTGATGAGAAGAAAAAAATACAAGGTATGATTAAGAACGAGTGTGTAACACATAATAATTTTACAGGTATTTTTTCTAAATGTTATTCAACTGCTAAGTATGGTGCCTGGTCGGATATCTATGATATGATATTGTGGAATAGAGATAATCCACCTGATTGGCAAATTAAAACTTATAGAGTAAGATGGTATCACAAGAACAAAGATTATAAAGATACTTGGGAAAAGAAATGGGTAAAAAATAATGAGTATGTTATAGACAAATTATTAAGTAAACACGGTATTACAAAAGACTGGATTTACTTACCTGAAACGAGAGATAAATTGACGAAGGGAGGTAAATAAGTTGATAGAAGTAGAAGTTAGAAAAGGCAATGTTGAACAAGCTATGCGTGTGCTAAAAAGAAAAGTACAAAAAGAAGGCATAGTGAGAGAGTTAAAAATGCGTCAAGCATATGAAAAACCATCTGCTAAAAAAAGACGTAAAAAGAAAGAAAATATTGCTAATGTTAAAAAGAGAATGAAAAAATTAGCGAGATTAAGAGGTTATTAAGAATTTTGCGCTGGTGATATAAATATATAATGATGAGGCTATTCGTAAGTCCTCACGCAAAAGATCCGACAAAATTTGTCGGTGTCGCAAAACGCAGGTTTGCCACTTACTGCGTGAACAAAAAAGTGGCTTGACATTTATATAATGATGATTATATAAATAATAGTGAGCGCCTGATTGGGCTCACAAACATAAACTTTGCTTACAAAAGGAGGTTCTTATGACCAATAGAGCATTACAATTATTCAATCAGTTAAGACCAGTTACGGTAGGTTTTGATAACGCCTTTGACCATTTTGAAAGAATGTTTGAAGATGATTTTATCACAAATATGCCTAGTTTCCCACACTATAATATAGTGAAAACAGCGGAAAACAAATACGATATTGAGATCGCATTGGCTGGTTACAATAAAAAGGATATTGAGGTAGAACTCAAAGAAGGTATCCTTACAATTAAATCTAAAAAAGATGAGAAGGAAGATACTAAAGATGGAGAAGTGATCCACAAAGGTATCGCTAAAAGATACTTCTCTAAAGCGTTTACCATCGCTGATGATGTAAAAGTCAAAGGTGCTGAGTTAAAAGACGGTCTTTTGAAAGTGTCTATGGAGAGGGTAATACCTGAACATAGAAAAGCAAAAACTATTGAAATTAAATAGTTTAATCAACCAGAGGCGAGGCAGCATTGACTTCCTCGCCTTTTTAGTATATACTGACACTATATAAATTATGAAGGAGTGAATATATTATGAACATATCAACAGACACCTTATCGGTGTTAAAGAACTTTTCAGATATTAACCAGAATATTCTAGTTAAACCTGGAAATACAATTCAAACAATCTCCACTATGAAAAACATCTTGGCAGAAGCTGAGGTGAGTGAGAAGTTTGATAGTGAGTTTGCTATATATGACTTGCCAGAATTTTTAAGAGCAGTTGAGTTATTTGAAAAACCTGCTTTGAAATTTAATGGTGGATCAAATGTAACCATAGCATCCTCTAACAACAAACAATCAATTAAATATTTCTTTGCTGATAAATCAGTTATTGTTGCACCAACAAAAGCAATCAATATGCCAGATCAGTATGTGTCTTTCACGTTAAAGAAAGATGATTTTGCTAGATTACAAAAAGCAATTACTACACTAAATTTACCAGATGTGGCAGTTGTAGGTGATGGCAAAAATATTAAGTTAGTTGCTACAGATAAGAAAAATAAATCTTCAAATGATTATTCAGAAATCATAGGTGAAACTGATAAGAAGTTTAATGCTTACTTTAAGGCAGAAAACTTAAAAATTATCGGTGATGATTATGATGTAGAAATATCTCAACAAAAGATTAGTCATTTCGTAAACAGGAACAAACCTGTTAAGTATTGGATCGCATTAGAACCTGACTCTGAATTTTAAGGAGTTAGACAATGGCAGATTTTTTATGGGTTGAACAATACCGACCTAAAACAATACAGGATTGTATTCTACCAGATCAGACTAAAAAAACATTTTTAGAATTTCTAAAGAAAAAAGAAATACCTAATATGTTGTTGTCAGGTACGGCAGGCACAGGTAAGACTACCGTTGCTCGTGCTTTATGTGAACAACTAAACGCTGATTATATTATCATAAACGGTTCAGATGAAGGTAGGCATATTGATACTTTAAGAAACAAAATTAAAAACTTTGCTTCTACGGTATCTTTCAATGCTGAATCTAAACATAAAGTAGTCATAATTGACGAGGCAGATTATATGAATGCTGAGTCTGTTCAACCTGCTTTGCGTAATTTCATTGAAACGTTTTTTGAAAATTGTAGATTTATAATGACTTGTAATTATCCTTACAAGTTTATTGAACCATTACGAAGTAGAATGACACAGATTGACTTTAAAATAGTCAATGGTCAAAGACTTAAATCAGCACAATCGTTTATGAAACGACTAGGTATGATACTTGATGAGAATAAAGTACCATATGATAAGAAAGTCTTGGCAACTCTAATTGAGAAACACTTTCCAGATTTTAGAAAAACTATCAATGAATTACAAAGATATTCAGTAAACGGTAAGATTGATAGTGGTATATTCTTTAATCAAAAAGAGGCAGATATTAAGAAGTTGTTTACGTCTTTAAAGAAAAAAGACTTTAACGAAACTAGAAGGTGGGTTGTTAACAATTTGAGTTTACAACCAACAGACTTGTTTAGAATGATTTACAACTCTTTGAAAGACTATCTACAACCAACATCAATCCCACAAGCT